AGTGCTGGACGGGAACGCGTCATTTCTGGGTTGATCTCGTAGAGCGTATCTCCACCAACCGCGAAATGACGCGTTCCCGTCCAGCACTGCCCCCTCACTGGAAGAGTCGGCAGCGTGACATATGTTTCGAGCCCCGGCGCTCCCTTGAGGCCGCCTGTGCCCTGCGCCATCGATCCGCCATAGGCTCTGCCTGGAGTGACAGCACCCTGCGACTCGACGGAGGTTTTATAGAGATTGATGCACTCTTCGTCGGCAAGAGACGTGTCCGTGTATGCTCCTCCGACGAATCCCAGTCTAGGCACCTTTGGGCTTCTCCGTGCTCCAGCCAATGCGAATCAGGTTTTCAAGCTCTATCTGCGTGTTGGCAGTGAGTTCCTTCACCGTGCCGTTCGGACGTAGGTAATACACTTTGCAGGGCGCTGCCATCTACCACCCAATCCCGAACATGTCGGATTTGTAATCCCATCCCGAAGGATCAGGAACGAGATCAGAGCGAAGGTTCAATTCGGGCGCGTTCATCGCCTTGACGACTGCGAGAGACTTGGTTGCGGTGTCTGCCACAACAGGAGATAGAGGCTGCGCAAACTCTGCCGATAGCCTGACTGCAAGGTTGTAGCGGAACGCCTCGGAATAGCCGGGAGGAAACTTGACTTGAGCCGAGAGAGTTTGTGCAGCGAGCGCCTGCCAGCTGTAAATGCGGCATACATTGCCCGGTTGCTGGGTTGGGATGGGCCAGAAGTTCAAGACGCGAAGCGGATAGTCTCCGGTGTCGTAGCAGAGCAGCGGAAACGATCCTGAAACCTTCTTAACTGGAATCTGGTTCTGCCACTCATCTACCGTGTACATGGTCAATGGCACTTCTACCGGGTTGTCCGGGTTGTAGAGCAGGACCGAACTCATGCCATCGATTCGTGCAGGTCTGGCAGTGTCGAAATCTCCCCCGGGCCCCATTGTGTAGCTCTGCTGATCGAGGACGTAGGGAAAATCTTCACTTCTTGTCGTGTAGATGGCCTGCCGCTGCGCATTCCACGCGTCAATCATGTCGTTCAGCACGAACAAGGCATCATTCGCCATGTCGATGGGCGTTGCTTCGCCTGCTGCCATGACGTTGATGAGCCGAAGCGAACTGGAGATCAAATCGAGGGCGGTTGCCATCTATTGAACCTTCCTGCGAGGCAGAGGCCGCGACACTACTACAGGCTCAGGAATGGGCTGCTTTTCATTGAGCAGCGCGAGTTGCAGCGCGATTTCCTTGAGCCACGTGTTTGTGCTGTGCTCTGCTGCGCGTGCTTCTCTGATTTCGTCGCTTGTCATTCGGCCTCGCTGCCTCCGGGCTGTCTCAGAAGGAACTTGTGCAGGTTGCCCGCGTATACCTTGTCTTTCGCGTGATGGTCGATGCTCAGGTCGGGCACTAGCCAGATATCTCCGCACTTTTCTTTCCATCTGCGAGCGAAGGAGTAGTCTTCTCCCCACCACACCCGCTCATGCACGCCATGATTGAAGAGATCGACGGACAGGTGATACATCGGCCCATAGCAGAGGTCTGGATACGCGACCATGAAGCTGTCTACTGCCTCTTTGGTGAGTTTCAGAAAGCCTGCGGGAACCAACTTCGCGCTGATTGCGCCATCAGAGGCGCGAAGCTTGGGCGTGAAGTCGGCGTTCGTCTCCCATGTGCCCATGTAGAACTCGGGGGTATCCCCGAGATCCGTCTTGACACGGTACGTGCCTGCTACTACGTCGCCTTCTGTCTGGATTAGCTTGAGCAGATCTTCGGGACGCCATGAAACGTCATAGTCGATGAACACAATTACGTCTGCTTTGGCATCGAGCGCAGCGCGGAGCATGTTGGCGCGTGCGGCTGAGATGTACGGGCAGGCGATTTGTTGCGCGTAGCCCTCTTCCCAGCCCGCAGCCTTGATCAAGGGAATGGAATCCTCCAGAGCCTTGATATATGGGGCTGTCGGGCCAGAAAGAGAGGGAGTACAGAAAACAACCTTCAAGCTAGGCGGAACCTTTCCATAGCCCGAGGGCGTTCAGGGTTGCTGTCACTTCGACAATCCAGGCCGTGAGGCTGGCTGCGATGGTGATGTTGGAGGAAACCGATACCACAGAGTTGGCCTGGATCGCGGAAGCCCGCTGTGCTACCGGCGTTGCGCCGTAGAAACTGATCAGGTCTGTCGCAGACTGCCCATGCGCCGTGCCCTGAGAGTTTCCATCACTGAGTTGTTTACCGATTGCCATTGAGTTCTCCTTTCAGGGTTGGGTTATTGGGCGATGATGCGGCAAGCCAGCTGAGGCCGCAGTGTCTTGTAGCCGTACAGAACATCAATACGGCAGGGGATGTTGTCATTGGTGATGTCGTACTGGCGAGCAATACGCATGGAAATGCCATCCATCACTTGACGAGCGCCCCAAGCTCCGAACTTCGACACGTCGATCAGATCGGCAGTGACGAAGGTGAACGCCTCAGGGTGGAAGACGAGCGACTGCTGATAGAGAGCAGAAGCGCCCGTGGGAGCCGCTGCCGTCGAACCAATCTTCACTACCGTCAGACCCGCACCTACCGCAGTCACGTTCTGGGTTGCCCCGGAGGTTACAGGAGTCGGCGAGATCGTCATGTTTCCAGCGCCGCCCGCGTAGTCGTTGACCACAACGAACTGCTGAAGGAACCCGCGATCGAGCTTGGTTTCAGGATCAACCGCGTCCACCGTCGAGAAGGTAACGATATCGCCCTTCTTGAAGGTGTTCGCACCTGCCGCCATGACTGCTGTCGCGCTACCAGAGGTCAGGGTTGCGGTGTAGCCGGTTGTATTCGCCGCTGTGCCTGACTGGAAGTTGTTGAGCAGAGTGTTTTCGTAGGTGTCGAAGCCGTTGACCTTGCCGATTTTGCCGGTGAGGTACGGGCGGCTGACGGACTCCTGCGGGTTGAAGAAGCCCTTGATCGCATCGAGGAAGGAGACCACGTGCCCCGGAGTGAGGGTGGCGCAGCGGTCCATCGGAGGGGCAAGGTACTGGTTGAGCGTCTTGCGGGCGTTGGCGAAGTCCGCATAGGTGAAGGCCGCTGTGCTGCCATCGACCACGTTGTAAACGTCCTTGATCATGCTCAGGGCGTCTGCTTCGATGTTCGAAGCCAGCACTGACATGGCCGGCTGGAGGTAGCGCTTCGAGAACTCGTCAATGGTCAGGGTGAGATCCTGCGAGGAGAAGACGGTATCAACGCCTTTCTGCGTCGAGACAGTCAGCACCTGGCTGGTTTCAACTGTGTCCTGAACCTGAAGCACTGATCCGGTGCGAACCGTGTACTGGTTCGGCATACGGATGGTCAGCGAGGGACCGATTTTGCCGGAAGGAGACGCGCCAGCATTCGCGAACTGGTCGTCGTACTGCTTGTTGACGTTGCCGATGAAGTTGAGGTTGGCGTGGAGGATTCTCAGAGCCTCACGCGTAATGATTGTCGGAGAAAGAAGACTGTTGCCAGCCATTTAGGGCTCCTGTCGAACGCCCTCAGCCTTTACGAGCAAGTTCCGCGTTGCGCTTGCGGAACCATTCCTCCGTGGAAAGGCTTTCGTCGTTCACGTCGAAGGCCCGCGAAGAACTTCCACCAACAGGTGAGGGAGGTTTCGGGGCTTGCGTTTTCGGTTTTTCAGGAGCTGACGATTTGAACTTGCCGTCCTCGCCGCGTGCCGTGGTTTCCTTCGGCTTGGCGAGTTCTTCCGCAATCAGGCTTTCCACCTTAGTCACGTATCGGATGGCCTTGTTGGGGTTGCTCTTGGCTATGTCTACGAACTTGGCAAGTTCTGCCGGGTCCGAGCCGATGGTGTAGAGCAGGTGGGCCATTACGTCCGAGTCGTTGATCATGCTCAGAACGGGCAACGGAATCAGCGGCGTTCCTTTTTCGCTGATGGTTTTGGCGAGGAAGTTATCCTTGATCTCGTCAAAATCCGCGTACCTGTCGCGAGCTTCACTAACGCGTGATTCAAGCGCTTGCTTCTCTGCATTTACTCGCTGCTCGATCGTGTCGAAGTGCCTGCGCACCTCATACAAGTGATCGGCCATCGCAGCATTCGCGTCTTCATAGCTTGCATCGGGGTTCTGCTTGGCATATTCCTCTATGAAAGCGGAAGGCTTGAATGCCTGACGGTATTCCTGATAATTCTGGGGCGGCTGCGGCTGAGCGGGTCTAGCGGGGGACGAGTCCGGGCGGGCGTCCTGTTTCGTAACCTCTTCCAGCTTGCGCCTGAGTTGATAGCGTTCGGCGAGTAATTGCTTGATGCGCTTGTCGGCGGGAGTTTCTTCTTTTTGCGGTTGCTCCTGGGCTTCACCCGGGTCCGAATCCGGGTCAATGTCGGATTGTTCAGCCTCTTTCGACTCGTCAGCAGGGGCCGATTCTGCGGGGTCGGCTGGTTTGAATCGCTCGGGGATCGTGCCATCCTCACGGTACTTGCTGAACTCCGCGAGGCTGACTTGCTCTCCGTTAAACACATCTGCGGGTGACGATGCCGCTTGGGTCGTCTCATTCATGGTGTTGTCCTTGGGTGTTACGTGAAAACCTTCAGGCGTGGGGCAGGATTACTGCTCTGCCCCTTGGGTTGTCGCCTGTGCAACTTGAGCAGCTTCCTGCTGCTGCGCGGCGTCCTGTGCGCTCTGTGCGCTTTGGTGGCCCGCCTGCTGATCTG